ATGGCGTCATGCGCGACGGCAAGCTTCTGGGCTGGGTCCAGAAGCGAGCCGGAGGGGGCTGGAGAGCCCTCTCCACCACCGGGGTCCTGACCCACCACACCACCCGCCAACAAGCCCGTGAGGCCCTCCAATGCTCGTAGACGCCCTGATCTTCGGAATCCCCATGACCCTGCTGATCCTCTGGCTATGGCCGGAGGAGACCACGCCGGATCCATACGACAACCCCGATCACTGGGGCGACCAATGACCACCGACGAAACAGGCAAAACCTATGGCCTGCTCACCGTCATCAAACACATTGGCAAGGCCCCGAGCGGGCGCGCAGTCTGGCTGTGCGTCTGCAAATGCGGAAAGACCCGCACCACCACCGGGCGCAGGCTCCGCGACGGAACCGTTTACGCCTGCACCCACAAAGGACACCGAAATGCGGAACTTGCAAACATTCCTTGATGAACACAACATTCGCCACAAAGATCTGGCCTTCATCACGGGCTGCACGACCCGCTCGGTGTTCAACTGGATCATGGGCGTGCGCCCCCTGCCTCGATCCACCGATCTGCTGCTGCAAGCCCTCGCCGAGGGCAAGATCGACGAGTCGTGGCTGGCTGAGAAGTTGAAGGTCTACCTGTAACATAAAAAGTAACGCGGTTATCCATAGCCAGCCTTCGGGCTGGCTTTTTTTTCGGCCAGACTATCCGCCGCACCGGACGGACCGCCGGACCCCCCCTAAAGGGGGGGAGTCCGGTCCGGTCCGTTTTCCGGGCGTTTTGCCAAAAAACGGACTGTCCGTCAAAAGTCCGGTCCGGTCCGTTGGTCCGTTGGGACCGAAACGAACTTAGTCCGCAAAAGTCCGTTTCGGTCCGGTTGAGCGTAGCAATCATTTCGACGCCTTTGACATAAGCATGGCCGACGCCTGCACCTCGTTGCTAACCACCCACCCGTTGAGCGCCGGGCTGATGATCTCCGCGATCAGGAGCGCCCCGATAAGCTGGTCTGGATAACCCGGCTTCATCTTTTTATCGGCTGTCGCCTCGCTGCACCCGTCGGCCACCAGCTTCGCCTTGAGAGCCGAGCGTGTAAGGTATGGAAGCCCTTCGTGCTCGTCGGCCCCGGAGGCCCACCAAGCCGCTTCGAACTGCTTACGAAGCCCATCAACCTTGCTTTCCTTCTTGGCCGCCACAGGGGCCTCCGTGAGGCTTACGATAGCGCTTGTGACGGGCTGCTCGTCCTCGTCTAGCCATCCGTGGATCGTGACCGAGGTGAGCTCAGCCCAGACCGGATCGGCCAGCTCCGCGTCCTTGGACTTGCGTTGGACGATCTGCATGGGCGCCCCGTCCTTGCCGGGCACGATGCTGATCTCGATGTCGAGGGCCCCGCGCCATGCGCTCGAGCCGCGCGCCCGGTGCTGAGCCTCGTCGCTGACGCCGGTATGGTGGACAAGCAGGACCGAGCACCCGAACTCAGCCATGAGGGCTCCGCAGGCGTCCAGCATTGTCTTGGCGTCTTGGGCGCTGTTCTCGTCGCCGAGTAGGAACCTGTGCAGGGTGTCCACCACAATGAGGCTGGGCCGCTTAGGCAGGGCCCTGATGTTATCCACAACCCTCAAATAGCCTGCTGGGGTGTTGAGGTCGCAGCCGTCCTTGGATAGCCACATGGACAGGGGCCCCGCGCTGTTGTGGATTTTCCAAGCCGCCACGCGGCCTCGCAATCCGTGGTGACCCTCGCCCGCCAGATAAACGACCGTGCCGGGGCGGACCTTGAGGCCGGACCATTCTGTAACGCCAGCTGCCATACGCAGGCACCAATCAAGTACCACGAAAGTTTTTCCGCCCCCGGAGGGGCCGTGGACCATGATGAGGGCCTTATCTTGGATCCAGCGCTTGACCAGCCATGAGATAGGTGCGGGTTGGGCGCAGAATTCGTCGGCTGGGATGAGCCAGTCGTCCTTGGGCGGGGAAAGGAGGGCGGCTAGGTCGTGCCCGGCCTGTTTGTAGTCGTTGGCGTCCCCTTGGTCGGGCGGCATAACCATGCGGGCCCCGTGCTTGGCCGAGGCCTGCTCGGCGTAGCGTTGACCAACGCCCGAGGCATCGTTGTCGGCCACGATTACAATATCTTGGGCGGCTCCGTGGATCTCGCGCAGGATCCCGGTCACGGGAACGAGGTTAGAAGCGGAGTAGGCGACGATGCAGGGGCGGTTCGTGGCCTCGTGGATGGTTGCTGCGGTTGCAAAGCCCTCGGCTATGTAGAGGGTGCCGGGGTCGTCGTTGGCGCCGACTTGCCAGAAGCGGGAGCCGGTCTGGGCGCCGGAGTGATAGAGCTTGCCGCCGTCTGCGGCGATGTATTGAAGGCTCGAGAGGTTCCCGGCTTGGTCAAACAGGGGGACAACGAGGCGCCCGTCGCCGGTGACGCGGGCCCCATGGGTCTTGATGCCCTTGGCCTTGAGGTATGGGTGGTCCTCGTTTGCTGGGCCGCATTCGGTCCAAATGGTTTCGATGGTGTTTGAGGCTATTTCCTGCTTCTTGGCCGCCTCGGCGTCCCGGAGCGCCTTGGCCTCGGCCATGCGGCGAACGTGGGCCATTTCCTCGGTGTGGGTGAGCTTGCGGCCAACGTCCGCCCGCCATGTTGATTCGATGCCTGACCGCCAGCACCCGAACCGTCCGGCTGGGATCCCGTCGCCGAAGGCGATGTACCAGCCTGTTTTATCGCCGTGGCCGCCTGATCCCTTGGTGCCAGAAATAAATCTGTGGATCTTTCCGTCCAAAAGGATCTCGCGGGGGGAAATAAGGCCTGCCCCGAGGATAGCAGCACGAAGTTGGTCCTCGGGCGGGAGGGTGTTCTCGGAAGGCGGGGCCCATTGGCCTCCCAGAACGTCGGTGAGATCAGCCATGCTGCTTTGCCCCTTCCAGATAGTCGCTCAGGGCCTTCAGGACCTTGTAGCTGGGGTTTGCGTCCTCGTTGTCCCGCACTGCTTTGATGGTGTTGTAGTGCAGGCCGGTCGCCGCTGAGACCATGCTAATGCGCCGGTCCTGCAAGGCAAGCCTTATCGCCTCTATTGTCAGCATTTTTCATTTCCCTGTGGGATTTTGACATTACGGTGTTGCAAAGTGCCACGGGAGGGCTTAGGTTGCAAGTGTTGATCGACCGGATGGTCCGACCGATCAAGAACCAAAGGAGGCCGCATTGGCCATTTCTGTAAAAACCACGGGCAGCTTGTCTGCCAACGGCGTGAAGATGCTCGTATACGGGCAAGCGGGCGCCGGGAAGACCAGCCTGATCCGCACGTTGCCGGATCCGATCATCCTCTCGGCTGAGGGAGGGTTGCTTTCTATTCAGGATGCCGATCTGCCGTTCATTGAGATCACCAGCATGGACGACCTCATGGAGGCTCACGCTTGGTTGACCTCGGAGGCGGGCGACGGATTCAAGAGCGTGGCGCTGGATAGCATCAGCGAGATCGCCGAGGTGGTTCTGAACCACGAGAAGAAGATTGCCAAGGACCCTCGGCAGGCCTACGGGGCCATGCAGGAGCAGATGGCGGATATCATTCGCGCCTTCCGCGACATCCCCAACAAGCACGTCTACATGAGCGCGAAGCTGGAGAAGTCGCAGGACGAGATGGGGCGAATCCTCTACGCGCCCTCAATGCCCGGCAACAAGACTGGCCAGCAGCTTCCCTACTTCTTTGACGAGGTGCTGGCGCTGCGGGTTGAGAAGGACTCCGACGGCAACACCCAGCGCGCCCTGATGTGCGACTCGGACGGGCTCTGGAACGCCAAGGACCGCTCGGGCAAGCTTGGGGCTTGGGAAGCCCCAGACCTCAGCGAGATCATCACCAAGATCGGCGGTGCAGTATGAAGCCCCGCCCAAAGCCTCTTGTGGATCTTTCGCAGGAGTGGATGGAGGCCAAGGAGGCCGAGCGGGAGGCCACCGAGAAGCGGCGCCTGATTGAGGACGAGATGGTTCGTCTTCTGGAGGTGCAGCCTGATGAAGAACACACTCGTAAGGTGGAGGCTGATCCCTTCACCATTAAGATTGCCTGCCGCGTCAATCGCAAGGTTGATGGGGACTTGGCGCAGGAGATCGCGGCGGAACACGACATGCAGGACTATCTTGGCCTGCTATTTCGTTGGAAGCCCGAACTCAGCAAGACAGCGTGGGACGGCGTTGGAGACAACGTGAAGCAAGTCTTCGCTCGCGCAATCACTGCAACCCCCGGGCGTCCTTCTTTCACGATCACGTCGGAAGCCCCTATCTCGAACATGAAGGCAAAGTGAAATGGCAAACCTAGGCGAAACCTTTGACGTATCCGCCCTCCCGCAGGGCAACACCGGCAGCTATGACCCGCTGCCTCCGGGCTGGTACTCGGCCACCATGGCGGCGGCTGAACTGAAAGCCACGAAGACTGGCACCGGTCAGTACATCGCCATCCGTTACGACATTACCGGCCCGACGCATCAGGGGCGTGTGGTATTTGGCAACATCAACATCCGCAACCAGTCTCCCAAGGCTGAGGAGATCGGGCGCCAGCAGCTTGGTGACATCTGCCGCGCGGTTGGTTTGGCGAAGGTCAGCGATACCGACCAGCTCATTGGCAACAGCCTGATGATCAAGCTGGATGTTGAGAAGTCAGACCAGTACGGCGACAAGAACCAAGTGAAGGGCTTCAAGCCGTTTGCTGGAGGTGCGCCTCCGAAGGTAGCCGTTGCTGCGGCGGCGGCTCCTGCCGCCACCACCAAGGCCGCGCCCCCGTGGGCGAAGAAGTAAGGTCAACGACCGGGGTGGCAACGCCCCGGTTTACTTTCAGGAGGCAAGATGAAAATCCCTGACCGCGAAAACACCATCGAAAACCTGATTGACAAAAGCCACGAAAACAGGCCCAGCAAGCCTCGCCCGCATATGGGCGTTTCTATGCTTGGCAGCGCTTGCGAACGGTGGATGTGGCTATCGTTCCGCTGGGCGGTTCAGCCAAAGTTTCCGGGTCGCATCCTGCGCTTGTTTCGTCGGGGGCATCAGGAAGAAGAAAACATCATTAAAGATCTCCGCGCCATTGGCGTCATGGTGAAGCCTGTGGAAACGCAGGATGGAGTGAATTTTGGGTGCCACGTTTCCGGCAGCATTGACGCTGTCATTGAGGGCGGTGTGCCAGAAGCACCGCACAAGCGGCACATTGGTGAATTCAAGACGCACTCATTGAAATCATTTAACGACGTGGAGGCGAAGGGTGTTCAAAAATCAAAGCATGAACATTACGCTCAGATGCAGGTCTACATGCACGGGACAGGCATTGACCGTGCTTTATACGTGGCGGTTTGCAAAGACAACGACCGTATCTACACTGAGCGTGTTCGGTATGACAAAGAGTTTGCAGAGAAGCTGGTTGCGCGTGGCCAGCGCATTGCGCTTTCTGAATGTATGCCGCCGCCTATATCAACTGACCCGTCGTGGTTTCAGTGCAAGTTCTGCGATGCACATTCTTTCTGCCATGAAACAAAGTTGACCCAGCACGTCAATTGCAGGACCTGTGCGCATAGCACCCCAAAGGATGACAGCACATGGCGGTGTGAAGCATGGGAAACCGACAACATTGCAGTTGAATATCAGCACGAAGGCTGCGGCCTGCATGTACTGCATCCTGATCTTGTGCCTTGGCCTATGAAAAACAGCGATAAAGAATGGATCGCTGTATATGAAATTAACGGGCAAGAGGTAAGAAACGGCGAGGGTGAGTTCAGTAGCCAAGAGCTGATTGATAACGCCAAAGGCTGCGTCAACATAACAGTCCAAAATATCAAAAAAATTTGGCCCGGTGCCAAGGTGGTGAAACATGACTCAGCTTCGTGACTATCAACGCAAAACCATCGACGACCTCTACAATTGGTTCTTGGCTGGCAACGCAGGCAACCCCTGTATTGTCATGCCGACCGGTTCGGGCAAGAGCCATATTGTGGCGGCGCTTTGCAAGGAGGCTTTGCAAGCATGGCCTGACCAGCAGATTTTGATGCTGACCCATGTGAAGGAGCTGATTGAGCAGAACGCCGAGAAGCTTCGCCAACACTGGCCGAACGCCCCCATGGGGATTTACTCTGCCAGCATTGGCAAGAAGCACCTTGGCGAGCCCATCACCTTCGCCGGAATCCAGTCTATCGGGAAGAAGGCAAAGGAGGTTGGGCACGTTGATTTGGTGATCATCGACGAGTGCCATCTGGTTAACCATCGGGAGACCGGAGACTACCGGACCTTCATTGATGCGCTGACCAAGATCAATCCTGCGCTGCGGGTGGTGGGGCTGACGGCCACCCCTTTCAGGCTTGGCCATGGTTACATCACCGACAAGCCCGCCCTATTTGATGCACTGCTTGAGCCGGTCAGCATCGAGGAGATGATCTACAAGGGATTTCTAGCGACGCTCCGCAGCAAGCACACAACGACACAGCTTGATGTTTCTGGCGTGAAGAAGCGCGGCGGTGAGTACATTGAGAGCGAGTTGCAGGCGGCAGTAGACACCGACGAGAAGAACAGGGCGGTGGTGGACGAGGTTATTAGCATGGCCGGAGATCGCAAGGCTTGGCTGTTCTTCTGCACTGGCGTGGCTCACGCTCGCCATGTGGCTAAGGTGCTGATCGAGAAGGGCATTCCTGCGGCCTGCGTGACGGGCGACACGCCAAAGAAGGAGCGCG